ATCATCGATGTTGACCTGCCCTTCGACTACAGCCATTCGTGGGAAAATAGAATGTCCGAGAGAATCTAAGGTATCTCTCATAATTTGTGATTTTGCAGCTTGAATTGGTTTTAGATAATCTGCTGGGCATGAGCCAATAGCTGTGTGTGGCTCAGGATCTGGGCAGAACATAACAATCGGTAAATCATCCCATTGCTCTACATTTAGCACATGCAGTCCGTCACCAATGGTGCAAACTCTAATACGCTCATCTATACCATCATCATCAAAATCGTAATAAAGGTAATGCTCAATGTATAAAACATCTTTTCCGCCTGTATCTGATCTATCAGGATAAATCATATTATCAAAAGGATTTCTTGCCTCAACTTCTTCAAAAGATTCTGGATCAAGTGAGCTGCCTGAGTGGTTGGCATATTCTTCAATCTCCTCTTGATCGTACCCCATAGCAACCAAGTCACTAACAGATTTAATCATTCTGTGAGCAACATAAGATGCGGTTTGCAAGTCTCTAGCGTGTCTTGAAATTAAAACTTCCTCTGGCGGGATAGCTTCAATGCATACTTGATCTTTTGGTTTAATTCTTCTTATAACCAAATCATAGCTGGCTGGAAATTCTTGTGTTACTTCTTCACCAGTCACCTCATTAATGACAGTCATTTGTTCGTTGGTGATACTTTCTTTTACGATCTCTACATTAGGATCTAATATAAGCGCTTGATAGGATTGTGGATCTAGCCCGGTATATTCATGGGTAGATGCTGTAATAGAATCATCCCAAAATGCTTTGACAAAACCAGTCTTCCTAACCAATGCATCTTTAAAGGCTGAGTATAAAACTTGGAAGCCAGGATTTTTTTGTTGGACTATGTAATTAACATAATCGGTTTGTTGTTCTGCTAGGGCAATATCCTCAGGCCCCTTAGGGACAAATTCAACAACCTTTTTGGTGCCAAAGAATGTTCGCATGATGCTTGGCAACATAAACAAAACTGTATCTCTAACATCCGTAGATATAAATTCTGATTGTAAAGTAGAAGTAGATTCTGGCTCGTTACCTAAATAATATTCAGTCGACTCTGCTCGCTCTTCACCAACTTGATGAATGAAGTCTTTAGCATCATCCATCTCAGCTTTGATGGTTCCAATTAGATCTTGTAGATCTTGTTCTTCATTTACCTCTTCAATAAGCTCTTCAACTTCTTCTTCGTATTTTTTCTTTGCCATAAATTATCCTAGCGGAATAAAATTTTTTTTATCTTTTGAGAATTTTTTTAATTTCGGCTTCGGTTAATTGTCCGCCGCCTTTCATTACTTTTTTACCTAACAATGTATCAAAAATTTCTCCAGCCTTCTCAACATTGAGGCCTCTTCCTAATTGCAGCCTTTCAATATCACCCTCTGACATCTGACCATATTTTTTATTTTTGTTTTTTACCATTATTTGATCCTTATCCAACTCTAAATATTCTGGATTTTAAAGGTTTTTTGAAATTATAACCCAAATAACTCTGGCTGCCACCAAAACTTGCTGCACTACTTGCCATAGTCAATGCCAAAGCATCTGCCTTATCAGGTGATTTTACACCCCTCTTCCTCATCTCATCCTTGCTTTCTATTTTTATTTTTCCCGTTGATGTATATTTGTATAAAGGCGCAGCTAATTCCGAGGCAAGCTCGTCATTTATAGGAAGTCGGCAATCTCGCTGCGCCAACCAATCCTTGATGGCAAACCAAAGTTCAGCCCTCAAATTCAAATAGTTCTTTTTCGTACTAGGCGATTCCGCCACATTCACCCCGCGCACAGGGAGATTTTGCTCTGCGAGGCGATCTACTACACCTGAGCCTAAACCGATTACATCGATTAATATTTCGCTTGGGCGCTCTAGCGCACCCGCATCATCGTATTTATTTTTTACCGCACCGCAGAGTTGCATTAAGTCCATTGAGGGAAATGTAATGACCTCAAGGACTGTATTTCCCTGGCGCACACACAGCGCACTGTTATCGCCGCCGAAGCGAGCAACATCTAGCCCCCACAGAATGGGCGCGGAGGCGGTGAGGGAAACATCGCGCCCCATGGCGGCGCGGATGAGTTCCATTGGTATGACAGTATCGTCATCTGCAGACGGGAACTCACCCATGACTTCTACTTTTGCGACTGTAGAATCCTCGCCATATTGTTCGATCATTTGCTTAAATAAATCTTTATCCGTACCCTCGACTGTGCGCGAGTCTATTTGCTCGGTTTTCCAAAATGCGCGTTTGGAGTGAAACGAATCGTAAAACGGCCCACTGTTTCGGCGTGGGTTGGAGAATGTAAACCAGTATCTATCTTTGGTTGGCTCGGAGAAGAAACCCTCGGAGACGGAGTAGATGGGGGCGGGAATACCTGATGCCTCATCCATAATTAGGCAAACACCATAGGAGGAGTGAATACCAGCAAATGCATCTGGATTTTCTTCGCTCCATAATTGGGCTTGTGCATAATAATACCCAGTATCAACCTTTAGATCACGAATTAACGCTTCTTCAAACCATTGTGCTGGCTTTATCGTTGTTGCGGTTTTGGTAAACCAATGGGAGTTAATTGAAAGCGTAAGCCATTTACCTAGTTCAGCCCATGTTCTTGATCTAAGTTGTTGCTCGGTGTTGGCGGTAACAATTATGGTTGAGCCAAGCCTGGTGGATAACATCCAAACAATTATCCAAGCCACTAAAGCAGATTTACCAATACCACGACCACTGGCTACAGCCATTCTAAACATTTCAGGCATATCCCTAACTCCGTTTCTTTGGATATGTATTGAAATTTCCCGCAAAATTTTTTCTTGCCACCCTCTTGGCCCTGAGAAATGTTCGAGGGGGGTATCTTCTTGTCCCCATGGGAAAGCAAATTTAACAAAATTATATGGATCGTCTTTGATATTCATTGACCACATTTCTGTCATCAATTCTTGTTCTTGTTGAGGGCTATATTTCATAAACTAAAAAAAATTTTCTACAAACCTATTTATTTTTAAAGCCCCCGCCGAAAAATGAGCGGGGGGGGTCAAAATCAAGAAAGCAAGATTTTGCTGGGATACCCGCTCTAGCATAGCCATACAGTAAGGGAGATGAGAGAATTGCGCTATACCATCCCATATTTAGTCTTTTGAAAGCGTGTCCTTTGTTAGGACTTGCTCTTTACCTATTTGATTGTACTCAACTTTGCCTTCAATTACTCTGTTTTTAGCAACATTAATTATTTCTTTGAGGTTTAGGTTGTGATTTACCTCGTTTCTATCGCTCCAATTACTGGGATCCTGGTTTTTGAGATAGAAAATTTGCGCTGTGACATTCCCCGATTCGGTTGCCGACTTGAATAGGCTGTTCGTGACCTGCGCCAAGCCTTTGGCGCGACCTCTTTTAATAGTGTCTTCAAAATCACCTGAACGCTTACGATTACGATCTATTGTATTCCATGAAACGCCCAAGGCACGGGCAATTTGAGTCGGCCCAAGACCTCGTGCAGCTAATTGTTCAACCTTATCTAAATCTAAAATAATAGGTTTTCTTCCTGATTTTTTTGGGTTTTTATCACTCATATTGATGATTAATCATTACATAATTCATTATAAGTCTTACCAAGTTCCTCGTGAATAGCATCCTTACCAGTGAAGTCTTGCCAGCGTTTTATAATAACATCTGCATATTTAGGATCTAACTCCATTCCATAACAAACACGACCAGTCTTTTCTGATGCAATCAAGGTTGATCCTGAGCCGAGGAATAAATCTAAAACCACATCGTTCGGACTTGATGAGTTATTAATTGCTCTTTCAACCAACTCAATGGGCTTGGTTGTTGGATGCAAATCAGATACTTTCGGTCTATCAATGTCCCAAACATCAGACTGCTTTCTATCTTCCAAAACCTTTAATCTTGATGCATCCGAGTTCCACCCATACCAGATTGGCTCGTATTGAGTGTGGTAATCCTTTCTAGAAATAACCAATGTGTCCTTTTTCCATATTATTGTTGAAGACCAATGGAAGTTGTTTTCTCTAAGATATTTATCAATAACAGGCCATTCTTGTGCAGACATAACCAAATATATAATGGCACCAGGCTTTGACCCAATTAAGAATGATTTACAAAACCCATCAACAAATACACTCCAATCCTCAGCATTCATTGAATCATTTAATATCTTTCTATCTTTATATTTTCCGTTAGCAAGATTATCTCCATAGTTAACATTCCAAGGCGGATCACTGAAAATCATGTCCGCTTTGTTGATCATCAATCTATCAATATTATCAACGAGTGTGCTATCGCCACATAAGAGCCTATGATTGCCAAGCAACCACATATCACCAACCTTTGATATTGGCTCAACAGGTATTTCTGGAACAACCTCTGGATCTACTAAACCCTCAGTAGGATCAGCTAATATTTGGTTTAACTCTTTATCATCAAAACCAATTAAAGAAAGGTCAAAGTCCATATCAATAAGATCATTAAACTCAATCTTCAACATATCAAAGTCCCAACCAGCATTTAAAGCTAATTTGTTATCAGCAATAACATAGGCTTTCTTTTGTGCATCAGTTAAATATTCCAGGGCTATAGTAGGAACTTCATCTAAATTTAATCTTAAAGCAGCTTGAACACGACCATGCCCAGCAATGATCAATCCCTCTTCATCTACTAATATTGGATTAGTAAATCCAAACTCTTTGATGCTTGCCACTATCTGGGCAACTTGTTCATCACTATGAGTTCTACTGTTTCTAGCGTAAGGAATTAAATCTTTGGTTTTTTTATAAATTATTTCTCTTTTCTCCATTTGCAAATTTTAAGTAATAAATATGTATTGGACAATCGTTTATAAACAAATGTTTGCATAGAGTGTGCATTAGTGCTAAAGTGTGCATATATTAATTTACATATCGGAGGGAATTATGAAAGATTATGTAAACCACAAACCACAACCAGATATCCACTGGACTGATACAGCTCGGCTTATAACTGAGTTATTAATTGCCATCATTGGTATCCCACTTTTATTATTTGTTTTATTTGGAGGCTGATATGACTGAGAACACACACAAAGTAGATAAGCGTGAAAAAGAATTAAAGATGGAGAAGATGGATAAGATGTGGACTCAAATCTATTATCAATGGGATCACAACAATCCATATAATAAAAGTTATTCACAAATCAAATATGCCAGTGGCAGAGTAGTAACCAAAGACCTAAATAAATTAGGTGAGCCTACAACCACTTGGGAAAGAGTTAGGGAAAGATTTTTTAAATTATGGGACAGATCCTAAAAGGAATAATTATTTTATTTAGCACAGGATTATTAGCTGTATTAACCATGCTATTAGGAAATGCATACATTGATTATAAGGAGGGAAAAGATGATTAATAATGCAAGATTTTATTTTAACTATGATGGAGATCATATTGAATGGACTTATAAGGGAAGCATGGATGATGAGAGGAGTCCTCTTTATCGTGCATATAAACATGCAACCTACAAGCCCAGATTAAATGATTTTAAAATCATAAATCCTAAAAACCACAATGTTACCGATATCAAGAAAGCATTGTTGGCTGATATTAACGAGCAACCAAAAGAAAAATCAAAATCAATATGGGGGAGATAATTATGCACTTTGAGAAAGCAGACTATTTACAAAGATGTCACCTGAGAGATTCAGGCTATATAGGCGAGTTGCCTTATGCAGATAAAAAAACATCCATGCAAACTCCAGAGGGAGATTGGCTATTAAAAGACCAATACGGAGATAAAATTGCAGTGGTAACCAAGAATGGGAGAGTGATACGATAAAGTTTTCGGCGCGGGCTGCTTATCTAATTCCCTCCTTTCCTTAGTGAGTGGCCCAAACCGACCAACAGTAAATGCTTACGCTTACCTGCCTCCGCTTTCACCACCTTCCGCTTTTCATTCTCTAGCACACACCACAAGATATTCATTTCAATCATCTCGCTTATCGCCCTACCCACGCTCCTGCGCTCTAAGCCAACCATCTTAGCGTAATAGCTATAGGCATCTCTCGAAGAGAACGAAGAATGTCTATACCGCTCACACACCGCCCACAGTACACAGGTCGCTACCGCTCCCAAATCTCGCCGCCCCGCTTGCTTGCGATACCAGTCCCATATATGTTTTCGCAAGCGCCTAAAGTCTTGATACTCTTTCGCAAACCGCACTTGCACGAAGCCGCTTTCGCTCTCTCGCTCAGGCACTCCGTTTACGATCCACCAGTAGTCGTTTAGTTCGCTCACCGCTCACGCCCTCCGAGAAAGCGCTTGCCTGCGGTAGCGAAAGAACACACTCCCTGGGAGCGTGATGAGAGAAAGCCCTTTAGGGCTTTTCTCATCTCATAGTATAGGTATAGGTTACGGATATATGTCACTCTACGCCACCTTGATGGCACTCTACGCCACATTAGTGTCACTCTACGCCACATGTTTAGGGTATCTCCTTACCGAAATTGATCTGCATTATGAGGTTTTCAGCCTGAGCGATCAAGCGTTTTTCTTCTTGGTTTTGCTTTGGTTTTTGCATAATGGGAGCAATCATTTTGGTAAGCGCCTCGGTTAGAAGCGCTTTATCTTCGCTGCTTACTATCAGTCTTAGTGCCATCTTTCTTTTCCTTTCGTTTACCAAAAATACGATCAAAGTTCTCGTCAAACTTTTGTTTATCGTGTGGTCTAACTTTATCTCCTTTACCAGACATTACTCTTGCCTCCATATCATCCAAGCAGCTAAGACTGCTAGGAATACTATTAAATTGGTTATAAAAAATGTATTCATTAAAAGCCCTCCAGGCTAAATGCGCTATCAACATAAGGCTCTAATACCGCGTGTTTTCTAAACATGGTTTTAATGGACATATCTACTTCGGAGGAGTTAGCCTTCACCACCCCCGCTCTGACCAC